GTCGGGTATAATAAAATCATAAATAGAACAACCAAGGCGACATAAATCAAAACTATAATTAGGTTCAATTATGGGTTTTGTTTCATCGATATAAGGTTCGCAGTTATACTGGGTGGCCGCATCTCCGCCAGGGCCGAAACTGTCGCTGCACATAGTCTTTCCCTTATATTTATAGATACTACGTCCGAAATCGATTAATTTGAATATTTTACCATATGTCGGGACTTTGTATACCAGGTTCTCGTACTTATAATATAAAAATGGTTTATCAGTGACAATGTACATGATATTGTTGGTATGCAAGTCGTTATGTGTGAAGTGAAACATCTTTTGATATGCTACCAACATCATAATTACTTGAAATAAGGCAGAGGCAGCAGTATCTTCATTAAGTGCACGGGTTGAGAACAACTCATCCAATGTTCCACTACATTGTTCCAAACATATTAATTGTACTGGGAAGTTATTTATATATCCATATTGCGTATCCTCCATTTCGGTAGATAGACTATCGTCACTTTCATCACAAGATCGGGTATCTGTTTCCCAACTCTCGTCGTCATCTGAATGAGAAGAAGGTTCTTCGTCCGAACTATCATTACAGTCGCTATCCTCTTCTGAACTAGACGAACTATGTGATACACTATTTGTAGATGTATGTGGTGTATTGGATATGCTTGCATTATCATACACTATTTCTGTATCTGTATCTGTTAACGACCCAATTTGAGTAAGATCATCTGATACTAGGCAATCCGACAATGAAATCGCACTGATATTATGGGGATTTGATGATGAGATCCTTAGTCTGGCACGGTTTGCACGAGAACTTTCTGCGAAATAAGACTGGGTATCATGATCACATACTGTAAATAATTTGTCAATGTTCTCATTGAAATAAGAAGACGTCATTAAATATTCCATATCGTCAACAACATTCATTTTGTATTTGTCTTGAATACCAACAAAACTGCCATAGAAGTCTATGCCATGCATAAATTTATACTCGTGTAGTATTTTACTAGTAAGATAGTAAAAGAAGCAATCTGTGTATGCGGCATTATTATAATCATCAATCTTAGGAAATCCATTAGCGTTATAGTGAGGAAGCTTATAAATGTTCTCCCCATCCTTTGTATATTTCCCAATCATATACCGTATAGGATCTAACAATGGAGAATACTTAATGAACACGGGCATATTGTGTATTGTGCTATTGCTGATATCCTTCACTTGATCCATAGATACCATATGTAGATTGTGGTCCAATTGAATTGAATTATAGTTTGTTTCAGACAATGTAAAAAAACGATTGTATATGGGATTGTAGTTCTGGATTTCTTTCAGACGAAAAGGATTATATTCATTCGCTATGTCATCGGCGGAAGATATGTAGGTTTTTTCTAAATTATGTAAGTCAATATCATTACTCTCAGTGTGATTTATCGAAAATATGGGCATACTTGGCATTTTATGTGCAAAACAATATAAGTGTTTCTTATAAATTTTTTCTTCGTTTTAAACTAATCATTTAGCACGTTTGATTGGATATAGAAATATCGGCATTATAAGTATACATAATAGCAATGACATTAGAATTGAAAAAATTTAATATGCGCGAGATTACATTTAAGCCCGACGAGAATAAAGGACCTGTAATTGTTATGATTGGACGTCGTGATACAGGTAAATCGTTCTTAGTGAGAGACTTGTTATATTATCATCAAGATATTCCGATTGGAACCGTTATTTCAGGGACAGAAGCCGGAAACGGGTTTTATGCAGCTCATGTTCCTAAATTATTCATTCATGAGGAATACAATAGTGTTCTCATAGAGAATGTATTACGACGTCAAAAGACTGTACTAAAACAAGTGAATAAAGAAATTGAAATGTATCGAAAAACAACAATTGATCCACGTGCTTTCGTTATATTAGATGATTGTTTATATGATCAATCATGGACACGTGATAAAATGATGCGATTACTTTTTATGAATGGGCGTCACTGGAAGGTCATGTTAATTATTACTATGCAATATCCACTAGGCATTCCACCAAATTTAAGAACAAATATTGATTATGTATTCATTCTAAGAGAACCCTATCTCACAAACAGAAAACGCATATGGGAGAACTACGCTAGTATGTTTCCAACATTAGAGGCATTCTGTGGAGTAATGGACCAAACAACTGAGAATTACGAATGTTTGGTTATAAACAACAATGCGAAGTCGAACAAACTGAATGACCAAATATTTTGGTATAAAGCAGAGAAGCATCCTGATTTCAAATTGGGCTCACAAGAATTTTGGGAAATTTCTAAGAATATGGGGTCGGACGACGAGGACGAATATGATCCTAGCAAAGCGAAGAAGCGTTCTGGACCAGCGATCAATGTAAAAAAAAGTAAATGGTAATAATATTGTAATGTAACATCGTTCGTTATACACGTGAACAATTATGGATCATGTAGTGTCTCATCTGTTTCTTCATATTCTACATCAATCCATTGTATTTCACGCTGATTGACAACTCCTCTTACTTGAACATCATCGATAGGTCGTCTTCTTGTCGGTACTAACGGTATACGAGGAATTATTCTAGGCGGATGTGATATGTTGGCATTGAACATAATAGTAATCAAATCGTCTACTGTTACTTGTTCTTCTGCTATATTGGGATCGTTGTTTTCGTCGACAACACTTTCTGGATTGTTTTCCTCATCATCCTCGTCATCCACATCATCCTCATCATCCTCATCATCCTCATCATCCTCATCATCCTCATCATCCTCATCATCCTGATGATATTCAGCTTCCACTATGTTAATCTCAACAGTACGCGGAACAATTGATATATGGGAACTGATATACGGTGGTTGAGCGACACTGTTATAATTTTCTACGTGCTGGTCATATTGCATATGGGCGACATTGTAAGCGACACCTCCTTTAAACTTGCCATTCATTTTAATTATTTTTCGTCCAAATGCTGGATTGAAACTATAAAATGCATTTAGACGTTGATATAAGAGACGAGATGCTCGACGTTTAACGCTTATGTCTAGTGAATAACTCATTTCTAGATATAACCGTAGATAGGGTTTGAGTATATCTAGTAAGACTTCTCTTGGAAAATGCCTATCTACTCGAATTCGGTTATCAAGTGAAAGCATGTCATGTACGTATTCCATTAGTACATCTTCATCTTCATGTTGAACACATTGTCGAATATACGTGTCTCTAATCAAAGCCTTGTTGTATTCCTGAAAGTCGGTTAGATTGAAGTTATGGAGAAAGAATTGATATAACAAAGTGGGGGTTTTAATTAATCGCGATCTTACTTGGAAATAAATATTGTATAAATCAGAGATAGTAAACGGCATATTGTTATATGGATTTTTTGACGGGAGTGGTTCTGAACTAAAATAAGGCGAGTTGGACAAAGCAGTTTCGATAATTTTATTTAGATCTGTGATCGTGAACAAATAACGTTGTTTATTTTGCAAAATAGTAATTACATTGGGATGAGTAGCATTAAGTTTGTTTAAATATAAATCGTTTTCAATGCGTAGAGGAGCCCTTTTGAGCTTATAAATATATGCAAGTCTAGACAATGCGCCATAATGTCTTAGTGCCTGCATATACAAGTTTTTTACCTCTTCTTTGATTGGCTCAGCTGTATACGTGTTATCATGTATCATTTTAAAGAACTCAATTTTGGTTAACATATTTGGGGTCGTATCAGTTTTTGTTAGTTTTATTTTAAATAGCATAATGTCAATCAAATTACACTTAGTGCTTGCATGAATAATGCCATTAGATTTAATGGTATTATCTAGATCTAGTTTAAAATACTCGGATTTGCGGTTCACCGTCAGGTTTGACCTGAGATCAAAGTTAAACTGGGCATCATCGGATGCATTTAGTTTATGAGCAATGTATGAAAATGTATTCATTTTGATGTGTGTTTTACAATGTATTTAACTACTAATATCACTTTCAATTTTTCGACATTTTACTCCTTATCTGTACCATTATCGTCGACCTTGGCATCTGAAAATACCTCGTCGCGTAGCGGAGCCGCATCGGCAGTATCAGTAGTTACTGCATCTCTGCTTTCAAAATCAACAGTTTCCTTTACCCCGACTAGGTTGCCCTCCTCGTCCATAGTTTGAGTAAGGACGTTACCGCTGCTGTTAGCCTTTTCAATATTCTCCATAATGGCCTTCTTCTTGGTCTCACGAATGCGCTCCTCAAACTCCTTTTTCGCCATCTCTTCGTTTTTAATCTTTTCCTTATGAAGTGCATTGAGTTCCTCCTCCAAATGTTCAACTCTACCAGTCTTGTATGCATCGGGGTCCCAAGGAACCCACACACCTACGGGTCCAACATAAATGTCATGATTGGGGTCCAATTCGCGTAGCTTCTTGCACTTCTCCTCAGCCTCATCCTGAGTGGCAAAAGATCCGCGAATTTTTACACCACGTACGGAAGTCTGGAATGCATGCTCTCGGTTGAATGTTTCATTTAGCTTGTCCTCCTGCTTATCTAGGAAATTCTTATAGTCGTCTTCAATGCCGCTCTTCTTCAATTTATCACTCTCCTCCTTGACAAACTCATTGAAATCGTCGATGAGCGTTTCGACCTTCAAGCTATACTTGAATGCGATAAAATGAATAAACTCAAAGTATCTCTCCATAGATTTAGAGAATTCCCAGTTTTTTATGAATTGATTAAATAGATAGACCTCTCTCTTCTTTAAGATTTTATCTGGTGAAACAAATGACATGCATGTAAATTTCTGTCCTGCGATCGGGGCATCTTCATCGCACAAGTCAACGTACTTGGAATTAGGCGTACCATCAGTGTTCAACTTCTGTTCAAAGCTAGACATATTTAGTAATATAATTAGTTTATGGTGTATTGTTTAAGTATCTTCAATTAAATAATATTTACTAGATATTATCGCATTTTTTTATTTATTTAGCAAATAGTTGTTAAGTATCTCCATATAATTAAATAGAGTAAGCCTATTTTTTTTTGTTACAATATATTATAATCATGCTTGATTTAAACGAGTTAGTAAAACGCGCAATAAAGTACCTCATTGAGGGCCTGGTTGTGGCACTTGCCGCATTTGCCATCCCCAAGAAGCAGCTTAATGTTGAGGAGATTGTTATTATCGCCCTTACTGCTGCTGCCACATTCAGCATCCTTGATGTGTTCATCCCTTCCATGGGAAGCAGTGCCCGTGGTGGTGCCGGTTTCGGCATAGGTGCCAACCTGGTGGGTGGCTTAAAGATGGTCGCATAAACAACGGCATAGCAATATAATGTTACATTTTGATTATAGATACATGTTATAATCAAAACATTCAATGAAATACATACAAAATAAAAGCATTGATAAAAAATTGAATTAAACAATATCGTGTGGCATATTGTACTAATAAATGGATCATACCACTCCGACCATGCCTGAACTAGACATTTCCGACTTTCTAACTCCCATCGACGAACCTTCACATAATCAAAACGGCCGCCGTTATGATAAATCAAAGGGTTACCGTCAGCAAGTTGAGTATGGAGCAAAAAAATATATTAAACCCTGACGTACGGGAACGAAAAGTCAACAAATCCCGACAAAGGGTAATCGCAAACATAGATAAACGACTAACCAGTTTTACTTACTAATTTAAAAAAAGTACCTACTAAGTCATTTGGATAATGATAAATAAAGTTGGAATGACGGTAATTATGAAGACATGATAATTGTATGATTAAATGCCCGACAATACGATGTTTACTATCTGGACAAACTATTTGACAATTATAACGATCTGTTGCAATTGTCAAGAAATATAATTAACAAAAATATTATGCATCATAATAAGGATTATCGTGTATTTTCATTCCACAGTATTCTTGTGGTTTTTTCTTATAGTCGATTGGATTATGGATATCGGCTTCTTTTGCATTATCTAGTAGAAATTTAAAATTCGTCCAAAATTCGCTTTTATGTCCGATTGATTTTGTCATGATATGAGCGAGTTCATGTATTGCAACGAATGTCAATGTATTATCATCGATGAGTGCATCATTGTCATGTTTTTTCTTGTTCAAACAGAATGCAACTTTTTCGCCTTTATTTTCACTATATGCAGTGTAGCTACTTGTAGGTAATGTCTCCATTATTTTATTAGGATTGAACCCGTCCACTAACCGTTTAACACAGTTCTTGTCGGTATGTTTTTTTTCCATATATTCAACAAGTGTTTTGCATTTGTTTGTAACCGTTGCCAATAAATCAGCCGCCTCTTTTATGCGTTTCCGTTCGCGAACACAATATTTATTTCCATCAACAGAAGACACTATGCATTTCAATTGAAAACTTTCAGCATTGTCATAATATGTGTAACCTGATATACCCAGTATCAAGAAAATGATCGTATACCCTAAAATATCGTCTTTGGTCATATGATGTATATAATATTGATGATTTATTATTATTGCCAATATTATAAATATGTTACTGCTGCATTATGAATAATTTAATTCGAAGCAGCACCTAGTTCAAGAGCAACACGTCCAGTGTCGGCCTCGATCGTGCTTTGGTTCCATGGTCCAACGTCGGACTTGGGGACGATAGGATCAGAACGCAG